TGAAAGCTGGTGCGGTATTTTGACCAAATACAAAAGAAGGATTGGCAGCTGTGTAGCCATAATTGATTGGAGCTGCGGCCATTGCCGCACCAGCTGCCGCAGCTGAAACGCCGCAGCCAGTTTTTGACGACCCTGATCCGCCGCTGACTGTTGGCACACTCACTGTTGGCACACTGGTAGTAGCCGATACATTTGGCACTGATACTGTCGGAATGTTTATTGTTGGAGCTGTAATTTTTGAGACGTTAGGCAAAAATGGCACTGAGTTGTAAAGGCCGATCAAAGCATTTATGCCGGCGACAGCGCCAGAGATTAGGTTATTGAGGCCACCTACAACTATGCCAATGACGTTGATTACGCCACCAGCGATTTCGCCTACAACTTTAAACGCTCCGCCCAAAACTGTGACCAATACTGGCACGACGTATTTTTGAATGAAGTTAATAAAAGTTGTAAATTCTTCTTGATTGTTTTTAATTGCGTCTGTAATTGGCTTAAAGAAATCTGCAAATTTGCCCAACGCTGGCACAACCTTGTCAACTATAAATTGCACTAACTGCTGAATAATAGGCAATAGTTTTGCGCCGACTGACTCTTTGGCCTCGTCAAATGTAACTTTGAGAATTTCAAGACGTCCGGCAAATGTCTTTGAGTTAGCAGCTGCCGCACCGCCAAATAAATCCGAAAGTTTCGTTTGAACGTCTGTAAATGACATTGCTTTTAATTCTGCTGTAGATAATCCAATGCCCAATTTGCCAAGAGAGGCAGTGTTGCCGTCATAGGCTTTGCCTAACGCGTTAGCTACTGAGTCAAGCCCTTTGCCAGTTGCTTGACTAATATCTAAAGCAAGCGTTAAAAGATCCTGTGCTTTTGTAACGTCATTTGTCGAAAGAGCTAGACGAGACAGAGCTGGCCTCAATTTGTCGTCTGCGACGCCTGTTGCCAAAGATGTTTTAAGAATCTGTTGTTCAACAGAGGCAATCATTTCATTTGTCGCACCTGTGGCATTTTTCAAAGATGTGGCAAGTCTTACTTGCGCAGCTTCGTCCTCGATTGCCGCCTTTACGCCGTCAACGCCCAGTTTTATCGCATAAGCGCCGGCGGCAGCTGCAGCGGCGGCAAAAGCAACGCCAGCTTTTTTGCTAAATTCTCCAAGTTTGCTGCTTGAGTCCTCAACGTCGGCATTTGCACTATTTAAGGATTTTTTTAGTTGATCAACGTCAGCAAGTATTGAAAGCTTGAGCGTTCTACTTTGCGCAACCATTAAAACTCCTTGAGGATCTTGTCGAAAGCATTTTCCCACTTAGCAATGATTTCGGGCTGAATGGCGCGCAATGTTGGATAAATAAACCAACCATTTGAACCTCGACCTTTTGGCCCAGACCCTGACCAAATTGGAAATTGCTTAAATTTATTTGATCCAAACTCGTTGCCGCCCCAAAGCTCTTTTGTTGTGCCGCCCCCAGAAAACTTCTGATTGGCAAATCCAAAAGACAGCTCTCCGACCTTTGATGATTTAGAAACCTTTGAGCCGCGAGCAATCTTTTCAGCTGCGCGACCTCGATCTACAGCTGTGCCGACAATCTTGTCCTGAGCAAATTCTGCAAGCGATCCTGAGACTGCCTTTGCTTGAACTGTAGCTTCCTCGTCCATAGCCTTGAACGCACCTAAAACGCGACGCAGATCCGCCTTGTCGTAGGCAATCTCAACGCTGTCGCTCATTGTTTTTCTCCAATATCTCAAGCGCTGTGTATATCTGCTCCGCCGTCTGCCACTCGCTCATTGCTATTCCGGTCGCCAAGGCTAGATCGACCAAAATGCGATTTACGCTTCCGGCGGCGTAGCTTTTGGGAGAACCTCACCGACTGTCACGTCTGCAACAGTCTCACACCAGACTTCAAAGCCCTTGATTGGCTTGCCACCAGCTTCTCGCTTCATTGCATGCCATGCAAGAAACAGCAGATCGGCAATACCAATCTTGTCTTGTGCTTGTGAAATGGTCTGTCCCGTTTTGTTTTCCCACTTCGCCCACTCTGGCGGTTGTGCGGTATATGTACCGAACTCGCCTGAGGTGTACTCGATCGTGATTGGCAGTTTCATTGTGTGCTCCCGTTTCTATTGCTATCAGGTGATTGTTAGGACTGGTGTTGTTGAGCAAAGCATGGCCCATGAGTCAGTCTGTGCGTCTGGTGCAGCGCCGCCAGCTGTAGGAGCTACCGGAAAGACATTGCCGGCAAAGCTTGCACCTGTTGCAGAAACTAGCGTAAAGGCTAAAGCTGTGTTTGGCGCAGATGTAAAGGCTGTCCACATTGCTTCAAATAGCGAGCTGGTTGCGCCCCAGTCTGATAACAATTCGATATTTAATGTCCACTGATCGTCAATGTGCTTGTAAGCCTTGCCGTCCAATGTTTGATAAGTAGTAATAACGGGCGCGTTGACCAGTGTTACTGACGTAGTTTGTGCGTCATAGTTAACTGTCGCAAGTGTGAAGGTTATGTCGCGACCAGTGACGATTGTTGTTGGCATTTGGTTTTCTCCTTAGATTGTCTGTTGTGTGTAGTAAGTGCTGACCGCGAGATCCGCCACTAATAGGTTTGAAGCTCCTACTGATTGCACTGTCGGCCGCTGTACGTCTCCAACTGTGTAACCTGCAGGCATTGCGCCCATAATCGCAATAATAAGTTGCTCGAGATTGTCAAGCGCTCCAGCTGTGTTGTTATAGGCGACAGCGGCAGTCACCACAAAATTGATTTTGACTCGAACTGTACTTTTGCCAATAGTGTTCGTTTCAAGATATGGCGCGTCAGGCACAATTACGCAAGCTGGCGGAATTACGGCCTCTGGCGGTGAACTATAGACTGAAGCTGCAACGCTAGCCAAGGCTGTTGCCAGTGTGCCGCGCACATTGGTTGCGATAGTTGTAGGCGTAGGCATTTACATGGCCATTGATTCAACGTCAATGTAATTGCCTAATAAGCCAATTACGCGGTTTTGTAAACTGCGACCCATGCGGAATGGGCTTGGCGTAAAGTCCACGCCCTCGATCTGCCCACCGGGAGCGACCACACTTTGAAAGATTTCCACACTGACGATCGTGACCGCTTGTTCAACCGCGTCGGTGCTTGCATAAAGTGTGGCCGCGTTTGCCCCGGATAGGTAGGCAACGCCCGCAGGGATTACTGGGCGAAATCCAATGTCCGCATTTGTAATTGCGGCTGTAAATACATAATAAGGTGCAGGATATGCAAAAGGCACATAAGGCACTGGATCATAGAAATTTGATGTAACTGTTTTTGTGCCGTTAAAAGTAGCAGGAACGCAACCACTAATTACAACACTTTGACCAGTAACAAATGTATTTTGTTTTTGCGTTACATAATAAGCAACGTTATTTTGTAAATAAACAGCTGCTATTGCATTTTGATTTGCAGTAAGCAAAGGCAAAATGACCTGCTCAGCTGAATTAATAATTGAGTCAAGGTAAGCGTCAGAATATAAAGAGACAGAGACGCCCAACACTGTGCGCAGCTGTGAAGCTGTAATAATGCTAGGCATCTCTGTCCTTTCGTGATCGACTGGCCTAGATACGGGAGCGCACCTAGGCCATGCTTATTTTTTAGGTTAGGTTGAAGCGGCGTAGGCCACCGGCAAAGACGGCCTGAGCTGCAATGTAACCATAAAGTGAAATTTCAATTTCTCCGGTTGTTGGCACATTTGTGGCCAATGTAAGTGCTGGAGACTCAAAAATTTCGATTGAGCGTGGTTCAATAATGAACGCTGACTCGTCGATTGTTGTGTTGACCATATTTGCGTCCACATAAAGATCCAAGCCCAATACGTTCCCACGCAAACTTGTAGGTGTAGCTGAACCACCAGCATTTGTAGCCACTGGCTGAGCGTTATAGATAGGGCGACCTGTTGAGTCGGTTGCGCCCATAAGTAGTGACCATTGTGAAGTACCAGCCACATAAGCAGTTGCAGTGCGTTTTGTTGCGTTGTATGCCGCTGCTGACTCTGTTGCGACGAATGAAATAATGCCAGCTGATGTAGCTGCAGTTGTAGCAGCTTGTGTACCGCCAGCTGTAATTTGTGCAATTACATATTCGTCAGTTGCCTGAGCATAAGCGTCGCGTAAATTTTGAAGCATGATTTCATAGAATGAAGGGTCGCTGCGGTCAAGTAGCTCCACGCTGTAGCGTTGGAAGCCCATTTTTTTGATGACTGTCGCGTTCACATAGGCGCTGGTAATTGCTGTAGTACCTGTTGGATCTCCGCCTTCTGCAACTGTTGCAGCTGTTGAGTTAGCAGTGATTTTAGGAATTGAAACTGTCATTCCGTAGCTATTAAGCGGACGTGTACCACCGCAAGCTTCAATTACTGGACGCAATGAAGTTGTGTTTTGTGCAACGTCGCGAACATAAGACACCGGCGAAAACGCTGGATTTGTTGAGAAGCTGTCGTCTGCTGCTTTAATGTATTGGCGTGAGTCCTCATTGCCAAGGCCTGCGCGAATTGTGTGTTCAAGATATGCGCCGCCAGTTGTAATTGGCGAACGCGGTGATGAGAAGTAGAGAGGACGAGAAGCCTCGACCTTTTCGACTTTGGAAGCCTCAACCGGTTCGGCTGCGACTTCTGGAACGGCTGTAGGTGTTTCCACTTGCGTATCTCCTTCTGTAGTTTGTTCATCTGCTTCCGGTTCGGACTCAGAATTGTTGTTCTCACTAGCCGCAATTTCGACCTTTGCTGAAGCTATTGCCGGATCTGTGACAAGTGAAACCTCTTTTAGGGAACTTGCGCTGACTACCAAAACGCCGTCAACGTTTTTATATTTTTGAGCAATCACGCCCACACTAAATCCGTCGCGCAGTCCAGTACTGGCCTCGACTAGGCTGTCATTGCCTGCGGTTGTATTTCCAATAGAAAATACTGCGTCAATGCCTTGATTGGTAACGTTGTAACTTTTAAGAAATCCAATAGGCGCTTCGCGTCGGTGCTCAAGCAAAAGTTTTGTTGTGTCACCAATGCTGATCGAGCCTTGCTTAAACATGGTTGATCCGGAGCTAGTGACGCCTTCCTCATTCCATGTCACAATGCGACCAGACAATTCACGCTTTGGAAAATCTGCGGCGGTGACTTTAATTGAAAAGTCAAGTTTAATTGGATCTTGATTTTGTTCTTTCATCGGATCATCTCTTCTTCCATTCGGATTTCGTCTGAGGTAATTGCGCCAATATCGTAAAGAATTTTGTACACATCTGCGCGTTCTTTTGCAGATCCACGCAAATAATCATCTAAATCAAATTTTACTTCTTGACTTGCCGGCACAAAATCATTGGCCATGCCAGTCATAGACAATCTTTCCTCTATCGCCGTCATAATTGGGCGCAGCGAGAAATCAAGCAAAGATTGTCTAGCCAAAGTTGCATTGCTATAAGTCATGCTCGATCCTGACTCAGCGTCAACGTAATAAGCCGGAATTCCCGTAGCTCTGGCAAGTTCGGTCGATACGTAGGATCTGGCTTGATTTAGCTGTAATTTTTCAGGATCAAAACCAAGTGTCTGCAATTCAACGTCTGCATTTAGAAAAGCCGTTGAACGATTGCGACGCGCAACGCCCCAAGACTCAAGCAGCTTAGCAATGCGATCTGCCGGCAAGGCTGTGCCGTTAGATTTCAAAACCATTGTTGGCACTGGTTCGCGCGCGTACATTGTTGCCGCGCGTTCTAATTCTGCGCCAGCTTTAATTGTTCTACCGGCACGATTAAGAATTCCTTCATCATTGCCATAAAACACTGCTAAAGCGCCTGGGCCTTCATAAGGCGCTTCAATTCCGTCAATGCAGTAATACTCAATTTCTGTACCGCTTGCATTTGTTTTAATTGTGACTCGCTGTGGATCTATGCGTTCAGCGCTGCGAATTCGATATGTGTCCGCATAAATTTCCGTAATGCGTAAATATCCATAACCATAAAGCATTAAATCCTCTGCAAGCCACGCATAAGTCGCTGATCCGGGAACTCTCGGATCTGGTTGGTTGATAACTCTTGGCGGTGTCTCAACGCGAGCGCCGTCAGCTTTTGTTCGCACTTTTAGCGGAATACTTGCCACGCTTGAGGAAATAATGTTTCTTGCGCGAGCGCACGTTGGCACTGACATAAATTCAACGCGAGAAGCTGTAATGCCAGAAGCGCCATAAAGGTTATACAGCGAGCTAGTGACATTTACCGGAGCTAGCGAAGCTTCAATGTCAGAGGTTGCCGCAGGCGCTTGTGTTGTGACTGTGCGCGAAAATAGACCCATGCGGCAAAGTGTAAAGGTCTGCTATACACCTAGGCTGAGAAAATGTCGATCTCCATTTCAGGGCGTGTCGCAAAGTGCGTCGCCAGAGCTGAGGCCACAGCTGCGCAGACCGCAACGCTTGAGGCGCGCCTTCCGATAATCCAGCCGCCGTCGCCCATTGGTAATCTGACGGCCGATAGTATCTGCTTGGATAATTCTGCCTGTTTTCCATGCATGAGCCGCTTTGAGGTAATCGCTCCTAGCAATTCGTCACAACTTTGTCCGTATAACGCCCCGTCTATGTCGATTACTGGAATTCCAGCTGGTGCAAGGCGAGCAGCTACCGCAGAGCTTGTTCTTTTGCTAAAAGCAACATATTCGACAGGATATTTGCGAGCATAAGGCGCAATGTCATTGGCAATGGCTTTATCGTCAAGCGAAATTGGATTGTGCCAAGTATGTAACAACTTAATAACAAAAGTGTCGTCAGGATTTTTTTGAGCCGCGACCAGCGCCCCGTCTCGTCGATCCGGCGAAAGATCAAGACCAAACCACGTCACCTTTTCTACGTCAAGGGCTACCTCAGCTCCGCCACACTCATTCCACTCTTTTGCCGGTATAGCTCCAGAAATTGTGTTGACCCAGCGACAAAGAACTTCTGTCTGAACTACGTCAGGCGGATCATTTAACACCGCGCGGATATTATCCTCATGGATTGTGTGGCCAAGGGCAGGATTGCTTGCGACCCAATTTTTTTCGTCAGTTATTTTGTCCGAATAAGCCGACCACTCAAAATAGGCAATGTCGTCGTCCGATCCAGCGGCACTTGCTTGGCCTCGATCTCGCAGCTGATTAAGAATTAAGCTGTGTTGATCACCGGCATTTGAAAAAGTCCAAAGCTGAGGATTTTTGGCAGCCATCATTGTATAGCGCATGGCTGACCAAGCCTCGGTGTCTTTGAGTTGCCGCGTCTCGTCCATGTACACAGTTTCAGGTTTTGCGAAACCGCGAGCAGCTGCGTTGGCCGCTTTGACCACATAGCGAGCGCCAGACTTTAATTCAATTTCCTCTGATCCATGCGCCCAGCGAATTTTCTTGACTTGCTTTGCTAGCTCTTTATTGCTTTCAATAATTGCGACAATGTGGCGGAATGTCTCAAGTGAGGTAGTCAATACGTGGGCACTTCCCAGCTGCAGCGGCTCATGCCACAAAAACATTCTGGCAAGGATTGACATTTCCATAATTGTGCTTTTGCCGTTTTGCCGGGCTGCCACAATTACCACAACTGGCGATTTCCAACGGCCGTCAGGCTTAACCTTCATGGCATGCTCAAACACAAATTTTTGCCAAGGCATAAGCTCAATGCCGATCTTGGCTGCAAAATCCACCACTTCAATGCCTCTGGACGGCAAATCGTTAAGCGCTGAATGAATTCTAGGCCGATCTGAGCCAATTAGCCGCTTAGGTTGGGCTTGAATTCCCTGTTCGTCCCTGATCGCCTCTGGTACGGCCTGCAGCGCCCTTTTACGCCCTTGTGCAGCCTTAGTCATG